GCCTGAAGAACTGCCTGCTCTTGGAATGCGCCTTGTGGTAGAGATAGTTCTACACGGCGTACTCCACCTGGTGTATTGGTGCGAATGATTGCATCGCCACCTAGTTGGAAATCTTGAACATCACCTGGGACTACGATTGGTGCCTGTACTGACTTCTCTGCTGCTTCCATCGCAAGTAATGCGAACCTATTACGAAGCAACTGAATGCCTAATACATCATCAAACTGTCCACGGGCTTCGCCATCTACGGATGGGCGAACCGCTACAACAACCATCATCTTACCAATTGGATTAGCAGCCTGTGATAACACAAGATTATTCCTAGTTGGTACAAAAACAGTTGATTGTTCCTTGTCGTAGTAACGAATTACCTCAATATGTGCATTAAGGTCTTGTTCATACTTGTCACTACCAAGGAGTTCGTACTCATACTCTGGGAATTGTGCAACCAATTCAGCCAATGTCATGAGGTAGCGTTTAGCGAAGGCAATACAACGTCCGTAGCGGTCGAATTCAGGATAAGCCCCTATCGGATTTTCTACTCGTATACGTGGTAGCCCTGCTTCTTCGTCTAATTCAATAATGAAAGGGACGAAACCATATGTGATGTACCAGTCTGCGCCTGTATACATCTGTACTTGCAAATCTGAGTTAACAAAATAGTTGGCAGCAATACGTGTGCGCTTATCCGCAAAGGAACGAGCACGGTCGTTTGTCTGATTGGCTGCAGAGCAGTTAACTGCAGGCAATGGAGCCATAACTTCTGATAAATCCTTGGCAACAATGTCAACAAAGTTAGCAACTACGTTAGCATCTACACCTTCTGGAAAGAATTCTGGGTAAACTTGAGAGATTTTTCCAGTACGTACGGCAAGCACGTCTTGTTGACGTCTATCTCGCTCTGCTGCACGGAACTTGAGTGACTCAACCCGTGCTGAAATTTGTTTAATAGATAGCAATTACTTGCCTTTCTTCGTACGTTTTTCTAAAGCCTTCTTTTTTTCTGCTTTTTTAATATCTTTTAGCGCTTGCTTTACTCTTTCATCAGCAATACGTTGTTGTTCGTACTCAGCCTTACTTAAACGCTGTTCTTCTCGTTCAATTTTAGGACGAGTACGTGATTCAATTGTTGGACGGTAGTGACGAGAACTCTGATATGCATCTGAAACGCCAACCTTACGGCTCTCATCCATCTTTCTATCGCCTGGATTAACAAGTCTATTGCGGTTACGTGCTGCACTTGGCTTACCAACTGTAATTGTTCGTGGATTTGGCTTGGCACCTTGAACACTTTTACCACCGCTACGTGTACCACGTGGTTTAATTGGTGTTAACAGGTTACGTACTCGTGCATTTTTTTCTGCAATACGTTTTCTTACAACATCTTGTGGTGTAACACGTGTCTTTTGATAAGACTTTGTAATTTTTGTATCTGGCTTTTTGCCTTTTCTACCACCAAGACTAGTTACCTTAACTCCGCCACTAGATGTCTTTTGAGCGATTGGACCAGTGCGTGCAGTGCGTGGGCGAGATAGTGTTGGAACCCTACTTGGTCCGCCAGGGTTTCTTTTAGCCTCGCGGTAAACCTCTTTGACATCCTTGCTTGTAATTTTTTTTGTTGCAGACTGAAGTTGTTTTTTCTTTAGTATATTCTTCGCAACAATTTTAGCAATCTCGGATGCAATTGGCATTACTTACCTATGTTTCTATAAACTTTAGATACTGCTTTAGCACCCTTTTTTGTAATGCCACCAACCATACGTGCTCCTTTAGCCCAAGGCACTGCGTATGTTGCAGCATCTAATGCTGTCTTAGGTACAAGCATGTCAACTACTGTAAGAGCAGCCTTCGCTGGACCTTTGGTAATAGCCTTTGGCTTAAACTTTTTTGGTGCTACTTTTGTTGTCTTAGCCATTGCTCTTACCCTTCTTCTCTAAATTTTCTTTCATTAAACGGCGTGCTTCAGCAATCCAGTAATCTCTTACCTCTGGTGATGCAGCCTTCTTGCGAAGTTTCTCATTCGCTGCAGCAATCTGAAATGTCTTCTGCTTGTTAGTCAAAGGCTTCTTCTTAGCAGGCTTCTTCTTTGCTGCCTTAGATACAGCCTTAACAATCTTTGCTGGGTTAGCCATTATTTCTTTTTCTTCTTTACTGGAACTTTACCCGCGTACTTTAATTTTTCCATTTTGTATTTCTTTGCCCCAGTAAGTGGAGCCATCTGCTTTGTAGCCTTACCTATGTTGCGTGGCTTTACTTTTCCAGAACCAGTACCACCTGATACATCTGTAAGTTTTCCCTTTTTATATTTAAATGCAACATTGCCACCAGTGCGGTAATCAGCAATTTCGTTAAGTCTTTCAACTCGCTTCTTAACTTTTGCTGCACCCTTTGAAATACCTTTAACAACTTTAACTGGATTAGGCATTATTTACCACGCTTCTTGGTTTTGCGTACAGGGTTCAATTCTTTTGTAATTTCTGCCTGTCGTGCTGCTTGCTTAGGTGTCATTTTTGCAGTAGCAAGTCCTTGACCACCGTACTCTTTAATTGCCCACAGGCTTCCGCCACGCGTACGATTAGGACGTGCTGGACTTGCGTTTTTTATAAGATTTTTTTGATTTAATAGTTCAGCACGTTGCATACGGTCTGCTTTAGAACCAGTCATATTTGTTGGTTTCTTAGCAGCCTTAAGTCCACGCTTGTTTGCTTTGGCTTCTTTCTTTGAAAGCGGCTTAGCGTTTTTAATTTGCTTCTTTACGGCGCCAAGTACTCCACCACCAATTTTAACTACGTTAGCCATTACTTACCCTTTTTCTTAAGATTGCGTTGTGAGTTAATCTTTACTACAGACTTGCCTTCTTTTCTAACAGCAGCAGCCTTTCGGGCGTTAGCCTTTCCTGGACCACGAAGGTTTGGCTTAAACATGTACATATCGCCACCATAGTAAGCATCGGATTGCTTATAGTGTGCATCAAGGCTCTTATTAAATTCATAATCTTGAGCACGCTCTACACGCTGAGATTTAGTTAACTTAGCACCACGGTTTGATAGGTCTGACTTAGGAGCAGACTTACGTGGTAGAACCTTTACGCCAGACTTAGGGTTAGCAAGTGGCTTAGCCTTCTGTGCTTGCTTAAGTGACGGCTTCTTCTTAGTTGCAGCCTTAACCGCACCTTTTACAATCTTAACTACGTTAGCCATTATTTACCACGCTTCTTTACTGGAACTGGTTTACCACGGTTAGCGCGGTACTTACTTTCAGAAGATGCTCCCCCTGCATTGCGAACCAAAGGATGCTTTTCCATACGGCTATTAATGCTTGATTCTTTCACGCTAGCACGGCGAGACTTAGCAGCACTAGGTAAAGTTTTCTTGTTAGCCTCTTTTGCCCAATTTTTATTTTTGCCTTTAGTAATAGGGTCCATAAGTTCTTTTACTTTGGCATTACGAGCCATTGACTTAGACTTACCTTGGCTAATAGTTTTAGAACCAAAAGTTTTTTCTAATGTTTTATTAATAGCCTTGTTCGTTTTAACATCTTTATTGCTACCTACTATTGTGCGTTTAGCAGCCTTGGCAGCGCCCTTTACAATCTTTACTGGATTAGCCATGTTAATTCCTTATCCGAAGTTCTCAGCCCATTGCTCAGCAAAGGCTTCATCTAAATTAATGATTACTCGTTTTTCTCTTTGTGCTCTTGTTGACCAACGATTGTTGGTGTAGTGGTTCATGAAACTTGTCTGCTGCATAAACTCACGTGCTCTCAGCACGGCAAACCAGAGCGCCATCACGCAGTCAGTCTTACCTCTGGTGTCAGGCTTCCAAGTAATCAATTGCTGAGTAAGGGCTTTAAGACCCTCAGACCCATCCGCAGATGGGAGTTCTATTTGGTTGTTCTCTTGGAACTTCTCGTTGTACATAGTTCCGAAGAGGGTTGACATAGATGCCACACCAAAGGATGTATCCCACTTGTTCTTGTTAGTGTGGTGAGCCTCTAGGCGAACGCCGTATGCTCCAAGCCATTGTCGTAAATCTTCATCTAGAGAGTACGCCTTCTGGTGTGCGTTAATTTCCACACGCAGTTCTTGAGGGCGGTACTTCTCTACAAGTTCTTCTATCATCGCACGAATCTTCTGCGGTGTAGGTTCGCTCATGTTAATGCAATCTAAAACGTAAATCATTCCATCAGACCTGTTATAGGTGATAGGAACAAAGGCTGCATGTCCAGCACCCATCGCTGGGTCAAAGCCAATAATTGTGTAGCCTTCTACCTGAGTCGGATGTCCCACCGCGCCTTGGCGCAATGGTCCACGCTTACGTCTACGTTCTGTACTTGCTTGCACCAATGCGGGCGGGAAGATGGAATCTTCTTCGACATCCTCCTGCTGATAAACCAAAGCCCATGTAGATGGGGTTACTTCTCCTCTGCGCCTGTGTAGCGCTTTGCCATCCCACTTCGGGTATAAGCCATCTTCATCAGGAGTATCGTCATCGCCATCCCAAGGAACATCGCTTTTCTCCCAGAGAGTTTTCCAATTCTCTGGCTTGTCCGCGTATTCAAGAACGGCAGGCATACCCATATAAGTGAAAGGGCTCTTGCCAGACGACCAATACTTTGGCTCACGAAGTTCGCGGTAGAAATCAACGGCTGCAATTCGGGTCCCCACAATCATCAACTTGCCGTTTTTGCCCAGACGGGTAATAACTTCTTTTTGAAGCCAGTCAATCTGCTTCTCGTACTCATGGGCGTTAGCAGTAGTAATGCAGTCGTCCAAGATAATCAGGTCAGCACGTGCACCGTAAATCTGACCGCCCATACCGAGTGCCTGAATGGTTGGGTCTTTTTCGCTAGAGTTTCTCGCATCACTCCCAAGGTAAACGGTGTCAACTCGCCAAGTATCTGCGTCCTGTTTCCAGCCCCCTTCTGGACCAAATGCTGTTTGCATCTTTAGCCAGCGCGGGTGGGAGAGCCTTTGCTTGATTGCGTACACGAACTCGCGTGCTTTGAGCAACGTCTTACTGACCACAATGATGCGGACGTTAGGATTGAGAGCGATGCGATAAGTCGG